CCCGCTTCCGCCAGGCGATCCCGGAGATCCACCAGCAGAGCCTGGACACCCGGCTGCAGTGGCTGTGGCACCAGCGGTTCGGCACGGTGCAGATGATCTGGAAGAACAGCACTGATGTGCTCGACAAGACGGCTTGCACGCTGATCCTGCAAGCGATCATGGCGCAGGACCTTCAGTCGATCGCGCTGCTGTTCCACCGCATTGAGGGCGGCGCGATCAACGACGATGATCTGCTTGCGCAGACCGAGCCCTTGCGCGTCTAGTCTCCGCAGCTTTCAAGCCGCGTGCCCGGTTCGCGGCGAGCTGGCCGCCGGGCTTGGTCTCCGGCATGACGCGCGCGTCGTCCGGCAGCAGCGGTAGCTCGCGCGGCGTGTGCCGCTTGTACTTCCGCTTGCTGTCCGGGACCGGCGTGTAGTACCGCTTGTGGACGCCGCCGCCTCCCGGCCGCGGGTAGGTGTACATCACCCGGCCGTCGGGCAGCAGCGTCTTGGTCCGCAGCGGATCAGGCTTCGGGATGCTCACGGGTACAGCGATCCCTCGGCGTACTCGGCGTAGAGCGTGAGCGTCATCGGCCGGTGCCGGCGGATGTAGTAGCCCGGCGGCACGCGGTAGCAGTTCGGCACCTTGCGGCCCATGATCCAGGTCATGTAGCTCTTGCCGAAGTAGAACCGCAGGATCGCATTCAGGTGCCGCAGGTCCGACCGGATCCGCGGGCCGCCCTCGTTCGCACCGGGCTGCGCGATCACGTCGGCGACCGAGATACCGGTAGCCCACTCGTAGATCATCGACGCACTGACACGGTGACCATGCACCGGCGTCAGGTTCCGCAGGAACTTGCGAGCCTCACGCTCCCACGCCACGAGGTGAGTGTTCTCGCGTACCAAGTACTTGTCCTTGGTAAACGGCATCTTTGGTCTTTGATCATCAGGTAGTACGAGACTGTCGAGCCGAGCGTCCTTCGGCGCATCGCGTGCAGTGCTCGTCACGCGATGCTTCTTGCCTGCCTCCTCCTTATCGAACTTGCTTTTCAGCAACTCCTCCACCTCAGTCAGGAGGGACGGCTTGAACGCTGGCTCACTCATGTGCATAGGTTACACAGGAAAAAGAGCGCCGCCGAAGCGACGCTCTCTCCTGCGGATTGATCAGTGGCGTCCGCCGCCGACGTCAACGCCGACGCCGACCAGCCACAGGATCAACAGGACCGCAACGATACCGAGCAGAACTGCGAGCCATCGGGGCATGCCAACCTCCTTCGGTCGCCCAGAGCGTACCCAGAAAAAGAGAGCTGCAGCCTGAAGGCCACAGCTCTCCTTTCACTTGCCGTGCCAAGCACGGTCGATCTCAGGCGCTGCCGGATCCAATGCAGCCTCGAAAGGATCATCGAATCGTTCGGCTTCAATCCGCTGCCGCCGTCGAAACAGCGGCCCTCGGACAGTCGACCAACAACGACCGGTACTTCGGCCGGCACACACGGGACAGCCAGCTCCTGCGGAGATGTACTGCCCGTGCTTTGAGCACTCGGCCATTACGGAGTAGCGGCCGTGCTCGGCGCGTATCGGCCGATGTTCTCCACGATCTTGCCGGCCTCGTCGTCAGACAGGCCGAGCTCGACCGCGCGGTCGTACACCAACTGGTCCCAGTTGGGCACCTCGGCATCGCGCATCTGCGACCCGATGGCGAACAGCGTGTTATTCCGCTTGCCATCCGGGATGGGCTTCTTGAGTTCGGTGATGAGCTGGTCCTGCATGAGAAGGATCTCCGTCTCGTCGTTGGATGCGACGACCGCTGCGAAGCGGCCCGCTTGGTTGGCACGGTAGTTCTCCTTGGAGCGGAGAACCTCCGCGATGAACTCCGGCAGTGGTGCCATGTGCCGGTTGTTCCACCGCTGCGTGTGGTAGTGGTACACGCAGCCGACACCTCGGAAGTCGATGCCTTGTTCGATGGCGATGTGATCCGAGTACCGGGCGTAACCCAGTGCCGGATCCCACACTTCGTCGGTGTAGTAGAACAAGTGCAGGCCGTTGCCGCTCTTGCTGGTCTCGGCCAGCGTCGGTGGCAACAGCCCGAACTTCTTGAGCTGTTCGATGCCGCCGTTCTTCCCGTCGACATCGACACACACCGCCTGCACGCCTCGCATGACGAAGGCGAACGGTGTGCCCTTGCGGTTGTAGGCGTACTCCGCGCGACGCGGGTTGAACTCGTCACGCAGGTACCGAGGCATGAAGCCATCGGTACTGCCGGGCGGCGGGTTCAGACCCCAGCCCGGCTGTGTCCGGCCGTCGCCCCACACCTGCACCAGCGCCAGCCCTTTCGGGCCGGAGCAGGTGCGGAGTTGGTCGGCGACCGGAGCGTCGTCATCGAAACGATCACTCTCCCACCAGGGCTTCGAGATCATCCGACTCCTCCTCTGATCTGAGTGTGTGCATGTACGCATCGGCCTCGGTCTTCAACGACGTGATGACTTTGACCTTGCGCGGTTGACCGTTCACGCGCTTCGACCGAAGCTCGGTGTTGATCAGCGGCATCAGCAGCTGCGCAACATCGGGCGCCGACCAGGTGCCGAGATCGTTCTCCTTCACCCGCCACGACTGGAATCCGGCGACTGCCTCGTCCAGCGTGGTGCCGAGCAAGCCGGCGATACCGAGTGGATCGGTCTCGTCGACGTAGCGCAGGTACTGAAGCCCCTGCGAATTGGAGAACATGTGCTCGAGCTGCAGTTCCAGCGACTTTGCCGTAGGTGCCAGCATGGTCGCCACCTCATCCTGCTTGACATAATGTTCGATCAGCAGGGCGAGGAACGCCCCGAGCATCTTCTCCGACAGCATGTAACGCTCGAAGCCGATGTTCAGGTCGTAGATGTTGGGGAACTGGAAACGCACGAGCCGCTTCTGCAGAGCCGACGACTTGTCGTTCGACTTCGGCTCTCGGTTGAGACCTTCGAGGAACAGCGCGTTCGTCTGCACCATTGTGGTCCCCGACTCGTACAGCTTCCGAATCGCAGCAGGCTCGCCGGCGATCAGCGACTTCTCCGTGCCCGAGTCCTTCAGGTACTCGGCCCGGCCGTCGTAGACGATGTTCAACAGCTTGCCGTTGAGCTCGGTCACCACGGGAGACTTCTCTGCGATGTCCTGTCTGGTGATGTTGCTGACGTTGTCCGTTCCGAACAGCGCTTCCAACATCTTCAGCAGGAGCGACTTCCCGTTGCGACCTTCACCCAGGAACAGCACGTACTTCACCGCGGACCAGTCCGGCGCCAGGCTTGTGGCCAGGTGCCGGAGCAACGAGTGCGCTTCCTCCTCGGATGCAACCCACTCGGCCAGGACGGCGAACATCTTCGCCTGGTCCTCGGGATCCTCGTTGAGTACCGGTGACAGCGTGTTAGGGACAAACTCGCCCGAAGGCTCTGAGAGCGTCCCTGACGATCCCAGGAACGCCAGACCCCCCACGGTCCTCACCAGCAGCCCGGTAGCCTGCGAGCGGCTCTGCTGCGCGTGCTGCTGCACCATGAAGTCGAATCCCGACAGCTCACCGTCGGAGGCGAACAGGGTCTCGAACTGCTCGGCAGCCAGTATGCGCAGATCGTCCCGTTTCACCGGGATCCAGATGGTCCGCTCCGGCGGTAGCGGGTTCGCCGTCTCACGTGTCTCGAAGTCCGCCGGCCGATACGTGATGCCACGGTGCCGCACCAGGTTCATGCTCCTGGCCAGCAGGTGTGATTCCTTGGCGAGGTTGGCTTTCGTCTTGAGCTCAAGCATCGCGGCGCTCCTGGATGGCCAGGCGCCGCTCGAACTTCTTCTCGTGCGTCCGGCGAACGGAGATGTCTCCCCGATCCCGGTAAGGCTCGTTCAGGTTATGGCTCCAGCTCATCCGGCCCTTCTTGCTCCTGGGCCGATATCGCTTCGACCGTTGCGGTTTAGCCATCGCTCCTCCTCGTGATTGGCGAAGGCCGAGCCCCGACGAATCGAGGCCCGGCCTACGCTACTTCTTCTGGCCGCGCAGCAACTCGAGCTTGCGCTGCAAGGTCTTGAGCTGCTTCTCGGTCGTGGCCGGGTCCGCGATCTGGTCGAGAATCTTCTGAACCCGCGGGTCTTCCACTGACGCAGTCATGTCGCTCCTTCCTCGGTGCCGACGTTGGTGTCGACCCCACCCCCGGTTACTGAGGAACGATGCGGTAGACGTGCTTCGTCGTGGCATCCCCGTCAGCACCACGGGGCATGATGCGCCCGATGAGCTGACGCCGCAACGCGGCATCGTCGGTGTCGTCCAAGATGACCAGTGTGTCGCATACCTTGTCCAACCCGTCGGTGCCAGTGGCGAGTGTCGCCGTCCCGATCAGGACGTCAGCCTTGCCATCACGGAAGTGCTGCAGGATCTCTGCCTTCAGCTTCTCGCTGGTTTTGCCGGTGATCAGCAACGCATCCGGCAACGACCGGGCCGCAGCCTCGGCCACCGTTGCATGCGTGGCGAACACCAGCACGGGCTTCGGCATCCCGCGGATCACGGTCAACGCCTCGTGGTTGAGGTAACCACGGTTCGTCACCAGCGCGTTGTACAACTCACGATGCCGCGCCTCGATCTGCGACGCCATGATCCGATGTGTCCGGCTGTCGTAGCCGAACGTCTCGAAGGCACCGTCGACCGGCCACATCACCGGCACATCGTTGATCGTATAGACCAGCTCGTCCGGCAGATACAGCACGTTCGGGATCGCAGCCAGATACTCGGCTGCGTCCGTGAAACGCTGGAACCCGATCACCTTGGGCACCATGCCGAACGGATTCTGCTCCGTCCGACAATGGTTGTACAGGAACTGGATGAACCCGCCGGCCACAGCCTGCGGTTGCAGGATCGACTCGATGCAGTAGACGCGCTCGGCGTCGTTGTAGTTCGGAGTCGCACTCATCAAGATGAGCGGCGCCTCCAAGCTCAGACCGAGACGCTTCAGCTTCTTCCAACCCTGACCGGTGTGACCGCCGAACAGGTGGAACTCGTCGGCGATCACCGCACGTCGGCGAGACATTGCGAAATTTTTCTGCCGGAACTTGGCATGGCTCACGCAGGTGATCTCCATGCCGAGCTGCTCCGCCTGCTCGTACCACGCTGGGTGCGTAGCCGGCGGTGCGATGATCAGCACCTCGAACGATCCCATCGTGAGCATCGAGATCAGACTGGTCAGGGTCTTGCCCTTCCCAGTCGGATAGTAGAAGCACAACCGATCAGGATGGTGTGCCTCTACGTACTCGATGGCTTCACGCTGGTAGTCGAAGAACGGCTTACCGAGCTGGTCTTCGAGCGCCTCGGTGTGATCGCTCATGGCTTCACCTTCGGTGCCTTGAAGTACTGGCAGCGACAAGTGCTACCCGTACCGAACATGAAGCCACAGTCACCTCCGCCGAACCAGTGATCAAGACGCTCATGCCTGCACCGGCACACTTCGTGCTCGGTGCCAGGCGTGATCATCGTGGACCCTGGATTGCAGATGTAGATGGTGCCACTCATACCAGCATCCCGTCCGCCGGCATGACGATGCGGTATTCACCGCGCGGCAAACGCAGCGACTCACCGCCACCGGGAATCGCCAGCGTCAGCCACGTCGGGCCGATGCGGGCGACACGATAGGTGTACGGATCCGAGCCGTTCGCCAGTGTCACGATGTCACCTTGATTGATGTCCTCGTTCATGGCTACTCCTTCGCGTCGAGGGCTGTGACCTGGATCGTCTGGAGCTCTTGCACCAGGCTCTCCGGGATCACGATGTCCGCCGATGGCACCGGCGGTGTGAAGATGTCACGCGGCAGGATCAGCCGCAGCTTCACCAGCACGCAGCCGGAGTCGGTAACCTCCGGCTTCTTCTGCGACAGCTTGACTGCTCGAGCGCCTTCGATCTCTCGGCGTCCGTACTTGCTGCGCTTCGGTGCGATCTGCAACCACACGTCCGCATAGACCTGGCCGGGCATCAGCTCGCACCTTTCTTCTCGAAGTATTCCGCCACGGTCGAGGCGTGGACCATGTCCTCGCCCACGATCATGTCGAAGATCTTCTTGTAGCCGACGATGTCGTCGCTGTTGTCCGAGTAGGTCGGGCAGTGCGCTGAGCGCACCAGCTTCAAACCGATCTGACACAGCGCCACATCGACGGCATTGACGTGATGGCCGAGGATTCCCGACCACACTTCGGCGATACGGGTGAAGCACTCGACCGCCTCGCCGTACACCTGCTCCCGTTGCGGGATGCTGACCTCAGCCATTACTGAGTCACCACCTTCCACGGCTCACCATCGAGGTGCGCCTTGACGACGTCGGACAGGAGTCGGTTGAGCTCCTGATCTTTCAACATTCCGTACAGCGCGATGCGCGCTGCCGACCGCAGGTCCTGGTGATGCGTCGGCGTACTGAACTTCCAGCAGCCGACCAGCTCCATCAGCTCACGGTGGACCACCTGCTTCACGCCGGTGTTGTCCAACACGGTGGCATTCGGCATCGCTGCCCGCAGCTTGCTCACCGCCTCACGCATCTTGGCGTCCGTGTTGTACACATTGCCGCGCGACCGGTAGTCCTCGATGAACACCCGTGTCGGATGCGCATTGCGGAACACCGCGTTCTTGATCTGCAATGCAGAACAGCCGGCATGCACTTCGTGCTCTACGACGATCTGCCTGCTCCGCAGAAAGATCATCCGAACCACGCCGGTATGTACGATGCCGGGGTCGATCCCGACTATGTGTATGCTCACGCATGACTCCTTCTCGTGGTCCAGCTGTGGCCCTGCCGACCTTCTCGCGGCAGGGCCACAGCTGTTACTTGGTGTAGCGGTAGTCGTACTTGACCTCGGCCGCCAGCGGGAACGACGGCGCCCACCACGGAGGATCTTGCATCAGGTTCTCCAATCCGCGAATCGCGGCGGCAAGACCGATGGTGTCCATACCGGTGTGCGGCGTCCAGTCCAGCACATCCTCATCGTGGAACTGCCCGATGAGGGTGAGGTTCTTGATCGGCTCGACCCACCTGCTCACCTCGAGCAGGATCCAGAAGAACAGCTCACGACACAACGACTGCGTCAGGATCCCGGCGAGCTTGCCGCCGTAGATCTTGTAGTGCTGCCGCTGCTTCGTCTTCGGATGGATGAAGTCGCACTTCCACAGGTCCCCGGTCTTCCGGTCGGACGGCCGGTAGTACACGATGTCCCGGCCACGCATGTGACAACCGTGGAAGTACCGCTTCAGGATCGGCCCGCTGTTGTGCGCGAGCATCACCTCGACACTGATCGCCGTCTGGTGCATAACAGCCAGTGACTCCGGCATTGCGATCGGACGCAGCGTCAGCGTCAGACCATCCGGCAACTGCTGAGTCGCCGTGGTCAGACGCTGCTCGACAGCACGATGAAGCATGTCATCGAGCTGTGCCCAGAACTCCACGATCTTCGGGTTGGCGAACCGCCAGTCGTGGACCAGCCGAGACGCCTGACCTTCGTTGATCTCGACGCCCATGTTCTTTGCGAACTCGAGCACCGCACCAGGGCCAGCACCGTAACCACAGCTGAGCTCGCCGACCTTACCGGTCTGCCGCTCCTCCTTGGTCACGGTGTCGTAGGTCTTGCCGGCGAACATCGTCGCGGCCAGGACCTTGTACAGATCCTTGCCCTGCCGGTACGCCTGCAGCTTCCAGTTCTCACGGGCCAGGTACGCCAGCCCGCGAGACTCCACGGAACTGAAGTCACCCACGATCAGCTTCCCGTACGGGTCGCTGCTCGTGAACACCTGCCGCAGATTCTGTGCCAGCTCAGTATTCGACCAGTCGGTGTCTGCGTTGAGCAGATCGTCCATGTCCCGCGGCGACGACAGTCGCTTCAGGTTCTGCATCTGCACCGTGCGTCCGCTGGTACGCAGCGTCTGCCCGGCGCCGGCATGCAGGTACTGATCCCGCAACCGGCCGTCGTCACCGACATGATCGAGAATGGTCTGCAGCTTGGTCAAGCTGGAACCACCAAGAACCTGCTTCGTCTCGAGCAAGTCGACGACTTCGACGTAGCCTTGCAGCACGTCGATCTTCAACCCGCCGGTAGCGATGCGAGCTTTCAGCCGCTTCAGCATGGACTCGACATGCTTCTCGTCGAAGCTCTTGGCTTTGACGCCGCGCGCCTCGCACCATTTCTTCAGCTGCGGAAAGCTGTTGAGGTTCAGATCCCACTCATGGTTCCGCTGACGGAACATCTCCAAGGCGTTCGCCTTGTTCTGCTCGTACCGAGCCTGCATCTCGTGGACCATCTGAATGTCCACAGGCCAGCCGGCCTGGTTCATCTGCATGGTGACAGCGGCGAAGTCCAGCTCCGGGCCGGTCAACACCTGTCGCCATTTCTGCGAGATGTCGTAGCTGAGCTGTGCATCAACTCCGCAGTACTCCATGAACTGCGTCCACTTCTCCGGGTGCAACTCCACGATCTTCGGATCGAACGCATCGCTACCGCTCTCCGCCTGCAGCTTGCCAGGAATGGAGAACAGCTTGATCAGATCACGGCCTTCGTCCATTTTGATCTGACCACCCAGCAGCTGCGGCGCCGCAGCCTCCAGCTTGCTGGCTGCACCAGCGGCACGAGCGATCACCGCTGTGTCGATGAACCGGGTGAACGGCAGCTCGATCCCGATACGCCGCAGCACCGCCTGCTCGAATGCAGCGTTGTGCGCGGCGATCATCCGGTTCTGCAGGTAACGCTCGAGCCGGTTGATGCACGCCTGATATGGCGCGCTCACGAAGTCGATCTCGCATTGCGTGGCCGAGCTCTCGTACACCGCACCGATCAGCACCCGGAACTCTGGGTGATTCACGTAGCGATCGAGCCCGTGGTCCGGTAGTGACACCGGACTGTAGGTCTCGAAGTCGAGACCGATTGTGTCGTTGGCTGGCATGTCGTCGCTCAGCTCCTTTCACATGGACAGGATCTCGTCCTCATCCACGATCGGTGGGTACAGCAGCTTCATCATCGCCGGGCACAACGGCTTGCCCTTCAGCCCGCGCGAGTGCGGATTGGCAGGGCAGAACTTGCAGTGATCGCTAGGCCCGAACGTCGTGTCGCCGGCGAGGATCTTTTGCTCGGCGGCAATGGCATCAGCCATGAACTGCTGCAACACGTTGGTGTCGGCGAACCAGGACTGGTTGCCGTCGGCCCACGGCTGCACGATGTGCAGCGTGATGCCCTTGGCCAGCGGCGCCAACGGTGCGAAGCACACACCGTAGAACAGCAGCTGGTGGTTGCCGACCACCTCAACCGGAATACGCCCGGTCTTCAGGTCGAACACATGGATCTCGTCCTGTACGTACAGCACCAGGTCGACGGTGGTCTGCGGCTGAGTCTTCAGCCACGTCGCCGTGATCGACTCCTCGCTCAGCACCTTGAACTTGCGCTGAGACCTGATGCTCTCGACATAGGACAGTGCCGAGATCATCGCTCGGATGTCAGACGCCGGAAGCGTCACGATGTCCGCGAAGTTCTCGTGCAGCTTGTGTCCCTTGGACACAGCCGGCCGCGCGTCTTCCTGCACTGGGTCCGGCGGACTCCAGTTCGGAATGGCGAGCGGCAGGTTTGCGCTGGCCGGGCACGCCATGTGCCGAGCCGCGCTCGATGCGCTGAACCGTTCAGCCATCGAGACACCTCCTTAGTCTGGTGCATGCTGGCCCACTGCCAGGCTGCGTGACCAGGTGGGGAGTCGAACCCCACCTGGCCTGTCGTGCTAGTCGAGGAAGATCTCGTCCTCGTCGATGGCGGCACCGCCACCGAACCGCTCACCGTCCGCCTTGAACACGGCGACGCTGGCCGAGGCACTGAAGCCCGGCAGCTTGCCACTGATGAAGGCGTACAGGTTGAGCGTGGCTGCGACATAGCAGCCGCCGTACATGTTGTGGACCGTCTGCCCGATCGGCTTGATGACCGGGAACTTCAGCAGGTCCGGGTCCGGCACGAGCAGCTCGCTCTCGTCGTTGACGATCGCCTTCAGCTCGATGTCCGTACCCTTGTTGCCGACGACCTTGATGCTGGCCACGCACTCGGGCGCAAGCAGCGCGGTCTTCTCCGCGATCGGCTTGATGGCGATGTACGGAGGCTGACTGTCCCAGTCCTCGGCGTTGATCAGCTTCAGGATCTTGTCGACCTGAGCCTTGTCCAGCGCGTTGCGCT